TTTTCCGCGTCATGACGCTTGTTCACCTTACACGATTGAAGTCTCTTCCACCAGTTAGCCGTCGGCATCTCCGATTTACGCGTATAAGGATTGCCAGTCTTATTTTTAAACTTATAATCAACGAACCGGATCACACCATCATAATCAGAATTATTACGCGTAATAAAATCCGTGAAAACTTGTTTATTATCAAGTATCCTATACAATTTTTCCGCATATTCTGGTACATTTTTTGATTTAACTTTTAATAAAGACGAAACAGATTCATCCAACGTATAATAAAACTTACGCTTCGTTTCAATCTCCACGTTACAAATTACCGTCACTTTCGGCGTCAACAGATTAGCTAAAGAAACAATTTCTTCATAATCCCTATTTTTCTTAGACAACATATCACGAATAGCCTGCTTATGAATCTCATTCGTTCCATGCTCTAAATAAAATTCCAAGCGAGCAATATCCAAATAACGATGACTATTATTTTCAAAAGCCGATTCAATGCAACAATAGTCAAAATAACTTATTAAATTTTCCATGTACCACAATTTAATGAAAAATTGCTTATATCCCTGTTCAATAACTTCTTTTGTCTTATCATAGACGCGAAAGAAAAGATTATTAGACTTTTTTCTACCCAACGTCATATAATCACATTCAATATCAAAATCCCCAACAAAATTGTACTCTTTACTCGCACGAGAAAAACGACTTTGCTGCATACGATTCAAGTCTTTTTCTTTAAAAAATGAAAGTGGATCTTGTATGTAGTTCGTATGATACGCATAATCAATCCGATTCTCTTTCACTTCTTTAATCTGTAACCCAAACTTTCCTAAAAGTGATTCAATATCTTTTAAACTATGCTCAATCGCATAATACTCACCATATAGCCAAAGGTACTGGGAACGTATTTGCACCCAGATTTCAGGTGTTTTATCATTCATTTTCTTTGAAAGAAAGAACATCATATACTGATCTTTTTTCTCTAAATCCCACAAATAAGGCTTGCTACCAATCCCATTCATAACATAATCTGTACCCAAATAATCAAGAACATGAGGTTCAAGACTATTAACCGCTTTTTGACGTTGTATTTCCAAATAATCACGAAAAACAACAGCAGCCGGATCATGTTCCCAATCATTTAAAATAGACACTGAATAATAAAATGAATCAATGTTATGAACAAACTTTTGTCGAGATAAATCAAAATAACGCTTTGAATCTTCAGCAGACAACTCTTTATATAGTAGACTTTCTTTAGTTCTATGATAGATCATAAAAACACCCTCTCAAAATTTGCACAGATGCATTCTGTGCAAACGCAAAAATCGACCTTCAAGCCTTGATACAACTGCGTTTACCCCCGAATCTAACCTGCATTTCATGGGGCGTGTTACATAGCCGCCCCTGCACCCTAAAATCACCTTAAATTAGTGCAAGTTTTCTTTCCTAATTAACTTTTCATGCAATTGCTTAATAGCAAAACGAACTACATCCGGCTTAGTTACTTCCTTAAAAGAAAAATCTTTCATATACACTCTTAATTCTTCAATCAGTCGATCATCTTCATCACTCGTTCTCACTTGTAAAGGCGCTTTTCTTTTAGTAGTCATCTCATCTCCTCCTTGTATTCTATGGTACTACCATATAATACCGAAGTCAAGGTAAAATATATCAATATTTCTATAACAATCCTTGAAGATCACAAATAAACCACATCGCCATCGTCGGAAAATATAAAGCAACCCAAATTCCTAAAATATCAAAAATATCACGCATTTCTCTCTCCTTATTTACTATGCGGAATACAAGGTTCGGGTAGTATTTTTCAAAACGCTACACTGAAAAATCTCCACCCTTTCCCCCTTGTATTCCGCATTTTTTTTCGTCTGACTATATCGCCAAGCCGACTATACTCAAAACGAGGATTGCGATAATCGGCTTGTCCTAGCGATTGTACGAAAAAAACCGCCTGTGCTGCCGATCTTTAACATCCTGCAAACTTGATTTATCACGATCTAAACCGCCAGCCTCAACCTCAAAACAAGGGGGAGTACCATCCAAGTACAAATCAGCTAAACTTTCAATGCCATAGTGCCTAGCCAAAATCATTTCAACAAGCTCATTCTTATACAAATTCAATTCTTTAGCCTGACGATCCACAGCGTCACTAATTTCAGTCTTTATTTTCACTTTTAGATACTTCCTCGAAGATGAGTCCATTTAGTTTCCCTCCAACTTGTTTCAGCTTATTTGGGACAGGCAGCCGTTTCTGAAAAGTACCGACAAGGGAACCCCCCCAAGGGGTCCCCCCCTTGCCGTCATCTTTATCAGAAACGGCTGCTGTCTCATCATGACTGTTACCAAACTCAAGTGAAAACCCAGGTGGTAACTCATATCCTTTTAAATCAATCTCAAATTGCTCATCTATGTTTCCAAACATCCGGTCAGTGTTATACAATTCAGCAAACTTCTTCACAAAAATCGTACTCGCAGACTTTAAACGTTGCTTGGTACGACCATTCCAGAACGTCACAAACATAAATAATGTAAAAGGCATTAGACTGAATGGAAACATGTTATTTGCTTTACGATGATAAATAATATATTCAGCACATTTCTTAATTGTCCGGTTGATCTGTCCCTCTTCTTGACAAACCAACGTGAAATCATAACCCATCTTCCTTGATTGCGTGAAGAACATTTTCCATTGCCTTTGCTCTTTCTTCGCATTGTCCTCTGGAGGATAATGATTGCCTGCTTCATCAATGACACAAAGACAAGCGCCTTCGCCAAACTGCTGATAAAATTGCATTTTCTTCTGAACAGCAAACAAAAATTTCATGCCGTCCTCACCCATTAACAAATCATCGGGAATATACATAAAACGCTCATGATAGCCTTTTCGAATCATTCCCTCTGAAAAATTCAAAGGGAAATTTGCAATAACATATTTCCCCTTCCGCAGCTGCGCAATAATATCTTCAAGAGCATGATAACTTTTGCCGCTGCCAATTGTACCAACATACATATTAATCATGATCTCAACACCTTCAGCCATCTACCAAGCACACGATAGACATAATAAACAGCAAGCGCCAAAAGAAAAACGGCAAAATGTGCAGCCATCAATGGAAACGGAATAACCCAAGCAATGTACGACAAGTTAACCATCTCCGGCGGATCTGTAAACAAATTTGAAAAAGGACTATCTGGCAGCAAGTCAATCAAAAACCCCAGAGTGCCGCCGACAGCATCTATCAAAAACTGCATAATAAATTCCAAAACAAAACACCTCTTTTAATCCGGCGTTATCCTCCTCAGCGCAAGGATTAACCAAATATCAAAAACAGCTAATAAAAACCACCGACTTATCGTCGCAATCGGATTAAAAAAAGATAAATCAACGGGAAAATTAAATTTAATATGAGTATTATAAGCACTTTCACCGCTGCCAAATTTAATCGGTTTATCAACACTTATACTAAAATTAGGAGTCTTTGCTTCCACTGCAAACATTTTAAAAAATCTATAAAAATCCCATGGTATAGACAACGGAAATTGCTGCGTAAGCAAAGGCCCTAACCTTGTCAACGGCGTCCAGTCAATCTTAGATGGATCACCTTTAATCCAATCAGGAGGAACAGCAGGAGCAGCAACCGTTATTGCTTCGCCTGTTGCTATATTGACATTAGTTCCAGTTCCTGCAATAGGAATGCCATCTGGTGTAACAGCAATCGGCTGACCGGTTACAATACTAGTACTTTTACCTGCTGCAATACTATCTGCAATACGATCAACATCACGAGCAATGACATTACCCTTTTCAATTCCAATAGACGGCGAATTAACCAATACATTATCAGACGGTATATTAATACCTGTCTTTACATTTTCCCATTGCTCCGTAGTCGGATTATAACGAGCCGGTGCACCCGTAGCGACATCAGCAGCCGGAAAACTATTATAATGCGGTAAATTAATAACAGGCGTATCAGTCGATCCAGACCATTCAAAGATAGAACCCATACCTGCATCCACATCACCGATATTTGCAACATTATTAGATGTAATAAAAACTCTACCTAACTGGCCATTTTGATAATTTGTCACGAGCGACAATGCAGATAAAAGAGATCCGGGGACAGACGTATAAGTAGGGCCACCATATTCGCTATATAACTTATAACCTCCAACATCACAGGCCATACGTCCAGTACCCGCACCACAACTAACTAATAAAGGACCTGCATAATCAATAACAACATTAGTTGACATATTATAAATCATCGCTGTATAACCCGTATTAACCCTCCACTGATTAGTACCTACTGATGTAGCCATCCCAGACGGAGTTGGATTCATTGCAGCATCAAGCGCATAAGCCATTTCACTTTTAGCATGTGCATAAAAATCAGCAGGAATTTCTATCGCACTCTTACCTAGAGCATAAGCAGTTTTAATACTAGCAGTCAGACTATTTTTAGCCGCCTGACTCGCCGTATCCCAAACTCGTTTTGCATGAGCGTTTATATCTTCTTCATACGTATCGTACCCAGCAGCGCCTGCGAGTGTGGCAGCTACTAATGCACCGGACACATAAACACCTGCACTAATCGTTATACCAGCAGGTGCAGCAACCGGAGCAAACGCAAAAGCATATACATTTCTATTTACAAAGTAAGCATTAAAAATTAAAATAACGACAGATACGGCAATTATGATTTTTTTCAATAGATCACCTTCAAAAAAAAGACCGGGAGGGAAGCCCAGTCTTTTGTTTACTTTCAAAAAATATTATTTGCTGATAACGGAGAAAATCTTCTTGCCGTATTTCCACACAAACACACCTGCAAAAAGTGTAATTGCTACACCCGCAATCGAGCCTAAAATCAACATTGCGGCTGACTGGATAGATGCCATCTGTGTATCAATTGAAGTTGTTACAGCACTCATACCAGTTTCTCCTGCTGCTGATGCCGGCGATCCTGCATAAACTGCTGTTGCTCCTGCCATAGCACCTGCCATAACTTTACCCTTATGACGAGACAAACCTGCTTTAAATTGACTCCATTTTGACTCAGTTACTTCAAATTCTGATACCTTTACTTCTTCTACTGTTTTCACTACTTACTCAACTCCTCAAATAGATTTATTCCTACACCCATAATGAAACCGGCAAATGAAAAAGTTACTGCAACAAGTACTCCCATTCCAAAACCTGCTCCAATTATCTGCTCAATCAAAACTATCTACCTCCCCGAAACCCGATAAAAAAGGACTGAATAATAAGTACAGCAAAAATTGCAGAGAGAAAAGTGATAATGTAAGCATCTGCTTCAGATATAGTTTCTGTTTCAGCTTCCATTGCAACCGTTTCAGGCGCAGATTCTTGGATGTCTTTATGCTGTACATCCAAGTTTTCAGCCGGTGGATCAGCTGGTGGTTCAACATTTTCTTCAGCTTTTGCACTTAATGCAAATATCAAAGACAAAAATAATAATGCAGCAAGTACATATAAATATTTATCTTTCATAATCGTTGTCGCCACCTAATAAACCAAATCACAATCTTTTGAAAAAAAGGTATTGTAAGAATCATATAAACATACCAGGGATAAGATGATACTGCTTTCCAAAACCCTGATGCGATTAAAATGATTGTATCCACCCTTATTAACTAGACTTGCGATCAGTGAGATCAAGACTGTTTTTATACTGTAAATTACTTAATGATATAGCAGTAACAGATTTACCATTACGCTTAATACTTGTCATACCTAATTTTGCTGTAAAACGTGCCGGAAACTGATCCACTGGTATTGATTTTAAATAATTAAGCTCCTGATAGTTATTAATTGTTGCTTCGGACACATCAATACCAAACGCATTATTCGTATCCACGTTATCGCCCAGTACAGTGACTGACAACCCCTTGTTATCATCCATGCTGTAATGATTAACCTTAAAAACGATAATTTCAGTATTCATGACATACCTCCTAGTACTTTAGTTTTTTATTTATGCGAACAGGATTTCGGTAACTTGTTTCTTGTTCTTTTTCATATTAAAAAAAAAAGAGAGTTAAGTCAATCCTTTATCTCAGTCTTTTCAGCAAATTTAACCAAATATTTTTCGACAAGATTCGACAATTCTTTGGAATCATAACCTTTTTCTTCTAATTTATTAGCTGTTTCGACTGGTAACGTTACATAAATTTTCATTTTTACAGGATAATCTTTTTGATAGTCATATTTACGTGGTCTAGGCATCTGATACCCCTTCTTCATTTTCATTCAAGCTCCTTTTTCTTTTTTTCTTTTTAGTGTACTCATAAAACAAAAAGAAACAAACCGATTAACGGCCTGTTTCAATTTACTCATTATAAAAATATGTTATAATAATACTACTTATATATTGTTTTCTACGATTTCACCCGTTGAACTGTCTAGCAGACGAAAAACCTTTTCGGATGAGGTTTTTTCTAAATCAGCTAGTCTTGCGTTTAACTGGGTGATTTTTTTTGTTTTATATTTTTTCGCATTTTCAACATCATTTTCATTCAAAGTAGATAAAAAATCTAAACTATCATCATAAATATTTGTATCTGGATCATCAATATTTCGATAAATATTGTAAGACGTTACAGCATTTACAGCACGCTTTTTCATTAAAACCAAATCTAACGTTTTTTGATACTCTCTCAGCAAAGTAACT